CATAACCGAAACTGTCTTTTTCGGTAAATCATAGCTTCTACTGTTAATAATTACTGTATAATCCATAAATCCTCCTAAGTCGCGCTATCCGCGGTATATGTCGGTACTCCATCGCTAACCGTAACAGTACCTCGATCAATGTGGTTAATTGAGAAGTTAAAATAAATCTTCTCTGCAACGGAATCAAAATGATCCAGCGTTAAAGTTGATTTTGTTTTCCATGCCTTAAATTTAGGCGTTTCCTCTGATCCAATATTTCCATCAAATACAATCAGGAGATCTTTCTTTACATCTTCGCCTGTAGGCAAATTGAAAAACATATCATACAGATAATCAAATGCCGCATCTCCCTTGTTTGCCTGTAACTCCTGCGCAAGTGATGGTTTGTAGTATTTAATATCTGTTGTTGGGATTTCATCCTCAATAAAATCGTTATCCTCGGTCTGTGCGTTCAAAACCAAGTCAAATACTGTGGATTTTCCAATTCTCGCCCACGAAGGTGTTAATGCCGATGTCTCGGCGGTGTTCAAAAATGGAATAGTTCTATATTTTTTTAATCTTGTTAATACTGACCTTATGATACCTCTCTTTCTCGTAAATAAGTGATGGACAATGACATCTGATATAATGTATCTTTGTCGCTTGCCTCCATCGGATATGGATTCCCGGTAATGGAAAATCCGGTCACCGTTCTATTTTTATCAAGTGCTGGAAATGCATATGTGTAAGAGAAATCATCTGCCCAATATGTTAAATCTTCCAACCATTCATCAGATTCTTTTCTCTCTGGCCTGGATCCGGTTGACTGGCGCGCCATAAAATTATAATATTCTGTAATCTCACAGCTACCGTCATTCATTTCCC